TTGTTTCGTTTTGTTCACCACTGACAACAAATGAACTAGCTTGACCATCTTTAGCCACGTCATCAAAAAATTGAAGCTTGTCCATTATCATTTCCGTTTCATCAGCATAAACCATATCATTTTTTCTTTTATGATATGCTGTTTTTAAATCATGAAAATAACCTTCAAATATTTCTAATTGAGCTTTGTTAGCCATCAAATTAAATTCTTGAGGCGTTATATAACCTCTTTGCTCTTTATTTGAAATAGCTAATACTTGTTGATAAACTGTATCTATATTTACTGCCATTGTATTTATCGTTTATATGGAAATTGTTTATTTAGCCAATTTTTTCTTTTATCGCAGCCACAGTCTCTTGCACCAACTGCTCTCATTGATAAATCCATTAATGATTTTATCCCTGTTTTCT